CCCAAAGAGCATGGATACCCTTGCCAAACTTGTCGTTGTTCCTTCTTATTCGATCATATTTCTTGGGATCTGTGATCCTACAGGCGTGCTCGTTGGGATAAGGCTTCTCTTCCGTGTCGACAAGCTGGCCATCCTTATACTGGCAGGGATCGCCCAGCTTCTCTTCTAAAGCTTTCCGGTCGTTCTGATCATCCAAGAGAGACTTGCCGTCAACCGATTTGTAGCTTTTGAACTCTCTCTTATCGAACTTCTCTGGCAGTATCTTGAACCACGCCTCTTTCTGGCAGTTACCGCACTTCTCTACGTTCTGGCAGTCGGGGTTCATGCTCACACCCACAGGACTCCACTCAAGAAGATCCCATTCCAAAACTTCACGATATTCGATGCCATCCTTATTTCCGAATGCGCATTTTAAGGGGATATACCCGATTGACCAATTCGGCATAAAACCATTTTTGGCTTTTTCATAAAGTCTTCTACCCGTATTATCTGGAGGAATTAAATTTGATCCGTCAAAGAATTGTGTCCGTGCCATAACGCCCTTAAAACCGTTGAATTCCGACTTCCAAATTTTCAAAGGCTTTGCAATCGGCTCCTGTCCCATATTTGAAAATCCATGAGCCATTAGAACAACTGGACGCCCCAGGATTTTCATTCCGTCAACACGCATAATGTCTGAGCCTCGATCAAGTCTTTCTGTTGAAATGAAGTGTTCTATCCATAAGCCTTCGTCGCTGAATTCTTTAACCTCTGCTGTAAATATTTTATGTTCGATTTTCATATTTCCTCCTCATGCTGCTATTCTCAAGGCAGGCTGAAAGGGTTTTGATAATTTAGAATTTTTAGATGAATTCTCTGTCTTCCACATTGGTTGAAGATTAGATAAGACCCAGCATCTTTTGAAATCGATCTGTTCTGGTTTCTCAAAATTAAATGCTGCAATAGGAATTTTGTGATCGATTGTCCATTGCCCATAATTTTCCCATGTCATTTCTGAATCGAATTGCTTCTCAAGAGATTTCATTAAATCGATCAAGGTATATCCGACCAGAGATTCCCAATGCCTACCGTTTTTGTGATTTTTGATAGCAGCATATATCCCCTGACTCATCGAGTGATTAAGCCTAAGCTTTGAGTCTTCATATCGTCTGATATTTCTATGGAATGAAATTTTCTCTCTATTGTTCTTTGCCCACTTACTCGATCTTTCCCTCATCACTTCAGGTTTCTCGTAATAATATTTTCTTGCAAGTTCATTACTCCTTTTACGATTTTCGTTTCTCCATTTTTGAGTTAATGCCTTTTTCTTTTCTGGATTTCTCTTATTCCTTTCACGCTGAGTTTCAGCCATACATATTTTGCAAGTCTTATTTAGTTTGTCCCATGAGGCTGAATTATTATGGAAATAAGTCAAGGGCAACCATCTTCTGCATCTCCAACAATGTTTAAACTCAATCCCATCGCCTATGATATGCCATTTTCTTTGACTAACATTGATTTGGCTTGTTCGGAGAGTTTTATATCTACACATCTTGCATATATCAACGAGGCCATCTCGCTCATTTTTAGATTTTCCAAAACACTCCAAAGACTTCCATCTTTTGCATCTCGGACAGTTTTTCTTCTCAACTCCCTCAATAATCTGATGCTCTATCCTCCTCACTCCCCGACCTCTGCCGCAAACGTCTTATGCTCCATCTTCATGGTGTTATCCTCCCTGTTTATTATGTACACAATTCCGGCCAATTCCATTCACTCGGAAACCACTTTCTGCATTTTTCAATAGCCTTTGTAGCATCAGCTTTCCAGCACCTATTCTTCATAGTCCTCAGAAAAACTCTATGGAGTTCCTACCCCAATGCACTATTGCAAAAAGCATTGTGTCCCTGTGCGGCTGTCATAACTGAAAAAGCCGTAGTAGGTGGTGGCCCCGTGGGCAGTCGAAGTAGAGAAGCGATATCCATACATCACCGAAATTGCGAGAATAAATACAAGCAATAATTCCAAAATCATCTTTTTCATAGGTTAATCACCTTTCTCCTTTTCGGAATAGTACGTTGAAATGGTTCAAGAATTTTTCCCTGGATTTAATTAAATTCAAAATATCCCCTTAAGCTGCCAGCAAGAATAAGGTTAATGCCTCTTCCTCCTCCAAATTTTCTATAAACCCTCTATCCGCAACGGTAATCGGTTTACCAAATTTTTCGATTGACCGAATATTACGGACCTTAAGATCAAGACATATTCGGGATTGCCCAAAAACTTCCTCTGATTGAATACCCTGGACATTGAGATTAAGTCTTATTTCAGGCCGTCCAAAAGCTTCTACAGACTTAATACTCTTTAACGTAACCTCTATTGGATGAGGAATATAGACTCGTCTAAGTCCAATATATGCTGGTATTGGTTCGGCCCAACGAATCTTTGGCCGTCCAAATGCTTCCTTAGACTCAATCCCCACCATATTAATAGTTAAGGCAACTTTGAGTTCAAGGAATCCAAGTGTAGCCACCGCAAACGAGCCGAATCCAACTCCTTCTACGGATAAACAATACGTATTTATCATGGCAGCCTCAACACAGTCGTTGTTTCATCAACCGTTGAAATTCCCTGATTTATCTCGCCTGCCTGCCTGCTTGTCTTACTAACTACCAACGGCTTGGTGGGATCAAGTCCGTATAATTCATAAATTTCTAATATTGACGAAATGGATGCGTCAATTCTCACTCCAAAAGAACCGGGTACAGCATGATCCACAACCAATTCATCCCAGACTGATACCAATGGAGTCGTATCGCTGTAGCCTAATTCATTTTTATCTAATTCCACAGCCTCGGTTCCATCTGAAATTAAATAAGCACGAAACGTAAAATCATCAACTACTGAAAACGTTGATATATTTGCCTCTACTTCTGCCCGAGTATTATAGTTCTCGTCTTCGTCTGACGTTACCCAATCAGAACCATTCCAATAAAACCAATAGATGCCATCATTAGATATCGTATATTTTACTTGCCCTTGATTCCCGGCCCCTAACGTTTCTAAAAAATGATCACATGACCTTATCCCTGCGGGATGGAATAACGCAGAAGGTTGAACAAACGGTTTTGTATCTATGTACAGTACAGAGGCAATCACCTCTGTTCCGTTTCCAGCGTTATAGTTACGCAAAACATCTTCAACTGTTATTGCCTGATTGAAAATTGCCAATTCATCGATTAAACCATCGAGAACATAATCCCAATCTGTATATGGCTGGATTCCAATTCCTATCAAACCCTCATTTCCTGTAACTGTAGGGTTGAAATCTGTGCTTGTTGCTATAGTAGCCCCGTCAACATAAAGTACAACCGTTGTCGTTGCTCTATCAAACGTGACGGCGATATGATGCCACGTGTCTAATGAATATACAGCACCAATCTTAAATTCCAACCCCCCGTAAAAGAAAGAAATGGCGTACTCATCCTCATCCCCAGTGCCCAAATAATAAGAAGAAAACGGATCTTTACTGACTATTGCTTTATGAGAGCCATCAGAATGAATCTTGACCCAACCCATGATCGTGATAGAGTCGGTTATGTTCATGCTGGCACTATGTTCAACAGAAACATAGCTGTTACCATTAAAATTTAAACAGTTATTTAATTTTCCAGGTTCCCACAAAGGCATAGATGGTATTGATGGATTACCCTGTAACGTTCCAGTATTCCCGTAGAAAGAACTGTCTGCTGCTGTTTCTCCGCTTCCCTCATTAAAATGCCACCAACCCATTGGAAGTGGCCCGTTATACCGAACAAGAGCTCCAGTTCCATTTCCAGAATTATATCTAGTTGTTATTTCATCTGACGTTAATGCTTTATTATAAATTGCTACCTCGTCAACGAGTCCTCTAAAACTATTCCCATACTCAAACAGATCTGGAGAAGTTCCTATTCCAATGGAACTACTGTTCCCGGTCACTGTCGGATTAAAATTAATATCTGTGTTTACCGCAACTCCGTCAACATAAAGAATAGCGGTGGTTGTGGCCCGATCATAAGTAACTACAATATGTTGCCAAGTGTTAAAAACAATAACATTTCTGGTAAGAAAGTCCGAGCCACCATACACAAAAGAAATTGCCGCTTCTCCGTAGGATCCTGTGCTAATCCTATAAGAATCGTTTATGCCTTTTCCAACCCATATGTTGTAGTCTGATTGGTCAGAAGCGTTGATCCATGCTTCAATGGAAATCGAATCTACGATATTCAAATCGGGACTGTCGGCAATTGAAACGTACCCTTGCGTGTCAAAAAGCAGGCATCCTCCTAATTTTCCAGCTGCCCAAACAGGATTGGTTATTCCCGTCAAAGTTCCATCATGCCCACCTCCAGAACTATCTGCTGTTACTATTCCAGTTCCTTCATTAAGATGCCACCAACCAACTGGGGTTGGTACTTCATGAATTTTTTTCAGCTTAACCAGCCCGCCCGATACTTCTATCTTGGAAGCGTCGTAAGAATATTCAGATGGTGTGCTGTAATGCCATTCTTTGATCATGATTAACTCCTCAACCCAGGAATAGAGCCGTCATCTCAATCTCCTACAATTTGAAAATCTTGTTCGCTCCTGTATCCCAGTTTATATTCACCGTCTGCCCAACAGCAGGGGTGAATGGCAATCCGGATGCCGGAGTATCGACATAGGCGATCAACTGGGCCGTAGCATCGTTTCCAGTATGCTGGAACAAAATGATGGCACCGGAGACTACTGCTGCCAAGGCTACGAGACTCGTATTGGCCGCATTAAAAACGCCGTCTGTGTAGGTCTTTGACCCAAGGGCTACCGTTCGTCCATTATCTTTTGTCCCACCCACCTCGATGTCCGCTACATATTTATCCGTGTCATCGTAGGTGTAGGCACTTCTAACCAACATCGCCCTCACGTCTCCCGTCATTGAAATAGTGTCATTAAGAATCCCTTCACGCCCTTTTGGAAATAATACGTTTGCCATGACATCTTCCTTTATTCGATTTCAGCAGAGACCATTTTTCCATCTTCTCCACGTTTAACGGTTAATTTCTTTTTTTTGCTTTGATTTTCTTTTAGGGTCAGACTAAGATCAATCGGAATAGGTTCAATCTTAATCTCAATCGGAGCTACCGGAGGATCAGGTCTTAGACTTATTCTTTCATCTGATTCAATTTTGCTTTTGAGGACCTCTGTCGCAGACTGGAGTGAGACGAAAACCCTATCTTCTATCAATCCCAGCCCCTTTCCAAGTTCATCAAGTTTCCAGACGATAGGTTTGATTCGTTCGGCATCTCTTTGATCATGGGCCTCTTCCCTTTTTCTCGCCTCTTCCCCTTTTCTTGCCTCTTCTTCTGTCCTTCTCTTTTGTTCTATCTTATTTTGTCTTAGGAGAATAGCCTGAACCTTCCCTCCTTCTCCCTTTTCGGAATAATAGAGAGTACATCTGCAATTGATCGATTCTGCTGGGTCAGTCCCCTCAAGCGGCGCATCCATCTCATCATTACCTACCTTGAAGAGCTCATCCATCTGGATCCCATCAGCATATTCTTCATCCGCTCTTTGATGGGTTGGCCTGACATGCTCGTCCCTTGCCGAAAGCCAATGCTTAAGAAGCTCATCCTCAAGACCGGTCTGCCGTACTCCTTCGATGTCCGCCTGGTTCATGGCCGCTAACGTCTCTGTTCGTGCAATCATGGAAGCCCTGTACTCCTCCCATGAATCAAACTTCTGCCTCAGAGTCTCGGCTATTTCCGTCACGGGGGACTCGGCGGCAAATCCCTCCTTGAGTATCCTCTCGATCTCGTCGAAGGTTGTTCCCGATACCTGCTCGGAGAACTGTCTCATCCGGCTACCGAGCCACTTTATAGCCCCTGGAGCATTCACATCAAAGGTAGGGTTAACGGCCTTCATGGTCTCCAAAATATCCTTCATCCGGTGCTTGCCGACCTCCTGCATGATGTTTTTCACAATCGGTTCGACCATCTTAACTAGATTCTTCTTCTCCTCGGCCTTGCTTATATTTATATCTCTAATCCCCTTGTGATCCTTTACGGCCTGCTGAACCTTCTGCCTTGACCAGCCGGAGAAACAGGCTAGAATTTTGTTGCCCTCCTTGTGGAGTCGGTTGATAACGTCCTCTTTCATAACCTCGAAATACTTCCTCATCGGCGTCTCGATCAGGTGCTGGTAGTTGTCTACCCGCTTGACGAAAAGTTTCCAATAGACATCCTTGCGTTCCTCCGTCCAGAAGGAATGGTTCATCAGCTTTAAGAACTTGGCTTCTTTTCCCGCTGGGGGTTGCGGAGATTCCCCGCCCGGCTGCATCAAACCGAATGGAAGCCATGGCTTATCACCCCATGGAACCGGCGGCTCTCCGTTTATCTCCAATTCCTTGTTGATTGTATGGTATCCAGTTCTAAGATTCGTCTCCCGCTCCTTCAACAAAAATTCCCTGTCAGGATAGGACGGCAGGTCAAAGTCGCATGTAATCCCCTCATCATATTGGGGTAGGGCGAAAGTCTCGATGACCTCCTCTATGAGCATACACTTGGGCTTGAGGCACTCATTGATAAAGGTTTGATCCATAACCTCGGCAGTCGCCCGATTATCCTTCTCGTGGAGACCAATCTTCGATGGGGAAACATCATATGCCGTGATTAGTTTTTCCCTTACGAATTGTTGCACATCGTTTAGCAGCGCCTCCCGGCCAGTCATCGCCATGGCCTTCCCCTGCCTGAGACCCGAATGGAGGATCATCGGAACACCGGCTTGCATCGCGCTTCCGTACTCCTCGATCAACTGCTCGCGTATCTCCCTGAACTGTTCC